AAGGCTGGCGGTGCCTCGATGCGCCTAATCGTTGCCAAAGCCGCTCGCAAATTCGGTCATTTCCAGTCCGTCTTGATGAATCGACTTCTTACCCCTGTCTGGGGCTATGTGATGGGCGATGCAATCACTTCTGGTGCTGTGCCTTCTTGTGAGTCCTGGAACAAGGTTTTGTGGACTACCCCAAAATCTGTGACTGTTGACGCTGGACGCGACGCCGCCCAGAACCGCGCCGACATTGAGTACGGTCTCAAGACCATCGGTGACAACTGCATTGAGGAGGGTGAACACTTCTCCACGATGGTTCGTCGTCGCGCAATTGAAGCCAAACTCTTTAAGGACATGGCTGAAGAATACGATGTCCCGCTTTGGATGCTTATCAAGCCCACCAATGTTGCCCTTCAGGACATCACCGCCGAGGAACCAAAGGAAGAAGGCGAAGATGTGGATGAAGACCTGGACGAGAAGTCCAGCGCAGAGGTATCCAACGAAGGCAAGCAGACTGAAAAGGATGATGCCGAGTCGGACGAACTTGAAGACCCACAGGGTAACTAATTTTTCTTTTTATTTTTTATACCATATGCGACATCTTATCAAAGCGATGAAGACCGGGCGACCCCTGATGATTCATCCATCAATTGCAAAGTCTCACATTGATCGTTTCCAGGCTCTTGAGATCACCACGGACACTAATGCATCCGAGGTCTCCGAGATTCTTAAGATGATGTTTGGCGAACAGCCCAAGATGGAGATTGTTGGCAAGACCGCCATTATCCCGGTCAAGGGTGTCATCGGGCGTGGCCTATCTGATATCGAGAAGATGTGTAATTCGGTGGATGTTGATGACATCTCCGCAAACATTGACGATGCCATTGCTAACACGGCCGTTGAGAAGGTTGTCCTAGATTTTGACTCCCCTGGGGGTAGCACCGAAGGTCTAGGCGAACTTGCAGAAAAGATCCGCACGATGCCGAAGCATTGCGAATCTTATTCCGAGCGTTCCTGCCAGTCTGCCGCCTATTACCTAGGCTCCCAGGCAAAGCGCTTCAATATCACCAAGTCTGCTGAAGTAGGCTCCGTTGGGGTCTACATGGCCTTCCCCGATGTGTCGGAAGCCTATGCGATGGATGGCGTTAAGATGGAGGTCATCAAGAGCGGAAAGTACAAGGCTATTGGCATGGAAGGCACCAGTCTTTCAAAAGAACAGCGCGAGTACCTTCAGGATGATGTCAATGAAACCCACGCCGAATTCAAAAATACGGTCAAATCTGTCCGAAAGTTTGTTAAAGACGAGGATATGGAAGGCCAGTCTTTTGTGGGTAAAAAGGCCGCTGACAAGGGCTTTGTGACTGGGATCGTAAGCGGCATCGAAGATGTCCTGTCCGAGTACATCGTTTGACATCAGGCTAACAGCAATACCGCTATGACCATCGAAGAACGCCTTAATTCGCTCAAGGAAGCCTTCACCGGGAAGGCCGCTGAAGCCGAAGCCTCGTCCGTCGAACTTGCCGCTTCCAAGGAAGCCCTCGTTGCCAAGGACGCCGAACTGGCTGAATCCGCTTCTCAAGTTGCTTACGCCTCTGGCGCCATTGAAAAGATGGCCGCCAAGATTGTTGAACTTGAAGGCGCAATCGCCGAGGCCGCCAAGAAGTATACCGCTCTTGAAGCATCTTTCCAGACCGCTGGCAAGAAAGCCGCCTCTATCGCCGCTTCGGTTGGCGTTGACCCGGTTGAAGTCAGCCCGGTTGAAGCCTCCACTTCTTCCAAGACCCCCGATGAGATTGCCCAAGAATGGGCGCTCCTCAAGAAGTCCGATCCCAAGGCCGCCCAGAAGTTCTACGACCTTAACAAGTCTGCGCTTCTCCAGGCCGCTGGCATTCGCTAATACAAAATGGCTCTCCCTGCATCACTTACCGCTGAAATCGGCTCTCTGCTGACCGCATCATGGTCTCAGATCGTGGCTGACGCCAACGCTAATAGCGGGGTTACCAGTCTTACCTTCAGTATCAAACTCACGGAAACCAGCCCTCCTGGTGGCCCTATGGAGTTTGAAATCGGATATACGCATAATTACCGAACTGAAGTTACCCAGCGTTCCTTTGAAAAGGTTACTGGTACTGTTTCCTAATCACTTTCACCCTCAAACCCTAAAACACTAATATGTCTAATGCAATCGGAGGCTTGACCCTCCAGTTGGTGGCTGAAGAGTCCCTGCGGACGCTTGTCCCGCAACTCCAGCCCCTCACCAAGATCGCGGTCACCGACTTCGGCGCCTATGTTGCCGAGCGCGGTACCACGGTTCACACCCGCTACGCTGGCAAGTTCACGGCCGCTAATTACGCCCGCTCAACTGGCTTCGTTGAACAGGACGCCGTCTCCACGGATGTCCCTGTTACCCTCGTCGATCAGAAGCATGTCACCATCGCTTTCACCGACTACGAAGTTGCCACGCTCTCGATGGAACGCCTCCGTCGCCTCTTCATGGCTCCGATGGCTAACGCTGTTGTTAAGTCCCTCTTCGACCAGGTTCTTACCAAGGTTGACGGCGACTTCGCTGATGGCTATTCTGGCGCCCAGTCTGGTTTCAACCGCATTGCGGTCTCCAACATCGCCAAGAGCCTGACCAAGGCAAACCTCCCCCAGGAAGGCCGCTCGGCTCTTATCAGCCCCGACGCTTACCAGCAGTTGATTTCCGACCCGGTGATCGCCCAGGCGTTCTCCATCGGCACGACTGATGTCATCCGTGGCAATCGCCTCGGTATGATCCACGGCGTTGACTTCTTCGAGTACAACGGCTTTGATGTCGATGGTATCGAGGATGGTCTCAATGGTGTTGTCTCCTGCAAGGAAGGTCTCGTTGTTGTGACCCGCGTTCCTGCCGCTCCCACGACTGGTGGTGGCGAACAGACGATTGTCACCGACCCGGACAGCCAGTTCTCGTACGCTCTCCGCTACTGGTACGACTGGTCGGCTGGTCTTCACAAACTGTCGGCCAACTGGCTCGTCGGTTCTGCGAAGGGCAACCCGGACGCGCTCCAGAAGATCACCTTCGTGTAAGTTTCAGAGGGGGAAAGTCTCCCCCTCGCCGCGCCAATGCAGAGAGGCTCACCACACAAGTGGTGGGCCTCTTCTTTTGACCAGAGGCCAACGGTATGTCTATCTGGGACGAGTTCACGGCTGATGCCCAATCCATCCTCAATGAGATTGGTAAGGACATCACGATCAAGAATGTCCCTGGAGGCACTCCTGTTGCGTTTAAGGCACAGATTACCCAGCCTATGGTACTCCAGGATATGGAAACCGGGGGCTTCCTTAATTCCACTACCTTTGAAGTAAAGGTTCTGCGTACCGTTGCGGCCAGCCATCCCGGCCTGTTTGCCTACGGCAACATCATCAACTACGATGGGCAGGACTACCGCATCGTGGCTATTGCCAATCGTCCTCCGTCTGCTTGGCTTGTAGCCAAGGTTCAGACCAAGGAACAATGATCACCCCAAACGGTACGATTACCGTCAAGAAGGGGGTAGTCACCAACGAACAGCAGTTTCGCCAGACCCTTGGCGCCTACTGCATCGTCATGGGTACAAAGGTATCCAAACTCCTCAAGAAGCAAGCCCGCCTGTTCTGCGATGATATGCTGGACTTTACTATGCCCTGGGAAGGTGGTATGGGGCAGGACGGCCGTAGCGCTCGCGCTCAACTAAACGGCAAAGACCGAGTTCAATCCCAGATCAAGAGTATCTTCCTGCCCCTCCAGTATGTTGGGGCCGGGGAGATCCTACAGTATGGCAACGAAGGCGTATTTGGCGCTTGGCTCCGCGCCCGCAAGAAATTGACCAACCCTATGCTCCCCTCTTGGCTCAAGGATGGCGACAACTTCCCTGGGCTATGGAAGAAGTTTCAAGAGTGGGAGTTTGCCCAACAGAACGCCGCAATGAGTCCCGGCCTTGTTAACCTTGCTTCATACAACAAGGGAACTGGCGTAATCAAATCTATCCACCAGCGCGAGCGAGGTGGAACCTCAATCCCTGAATACTTCACTAACATGAAGGCCGCAGGGAAGTTCGGAACCCGATATGTTGTGGATGATGATGGTAGCGCTGTGAAAGCCTATTCCAAGCGCGTGGAGGCCCATGTGGGGCGTCTTAAGGCCGGGTGGTACTCCGTAGGCTCACAACTCGGCAGAATGAAGGGTGTGGGCTACTGGATCAGGGGTAACCAATGGAATACTGGTACCCTCATTGACCAACTGGGCAACTCCACCGTCCCTTCCGTAACCGTTGGCAACAAAGTCCAGGGCTTGCATAGGGCTACTAGGGACGGCTTCAGGTTGGCCCTCAACTACAGATCCTACTCTATGCGGGAAGAGATTTACCAGAAACTGGTCAAAAATGGTAACGCTAATATGCTTTTTCATCTTGCCACCCACCACGGTATTGGTGGAGGCTTTGACATCTCTTAATGAGTTCCCTCATCCGATCCATCGTGGAGGACAAGATTTCCTCCTATTTAGCCACTAATGTCACCGACGCAACGGTGGTCAAGGGCATCACCGACTCCCTGCGCTCTATGCCTATGGTAGTGGTTTATGCGTCCGAGTCTTCACCGCCCAGGGAACTGGGTGCCAATCCCCTTGGTAACTACCATGTCAAACTTGAGGTTTATGTCTACTCCAGCGCGGACGATGACACCCTTGCCACCCACCGGGAGCGTGTCTCCAAAGTTCACGGATATATGTCCGACCTTGTTACCCTTCAGGATCTTTGGGAACCCGAAGACGGTAAACTGTATGCCGCCTGGATTGAGTCTGACGATGAGGCTATGCATAGCCGTAATTACGGCAATAAGGTCACTTATACCCTAGTTGCCGTTCTACCACCCCCAGTAGTTTGACACTAGGCTAGTGGTATAACATACCACTATGGCAACCGAAAAGGAATTTGGACAGGCTCTTGTTTATGGTCTTTATGACACCGTGACTGGCCTCGTTGTTCAGTCCGACAATTGGACTGTGCGCTTTGCCCTCGATGTTGAAGTAATGGACGAGACTGGTCGCGTTATCACCGACCGCCTAGACGACGAGCGCAACGAAATTACCATCGAAGGCGTCATCAAGGTTACCGACTCCGTCATCCCCGGCAACAAACTGTCCTATGGTGGTCTTGATTGGATCGTGAAGGATGTCACGGATCGTGGCTCCAACACCGAGTACCGCAAACTGACTGTTAAGGCCGTCAAGTACCAGGAGATTGCCTAACGGCAACAGCGGCCCTTGGATTGCCGCTATACACAGGCCATCAAGACTTCCATCTTGGAGATGGAGGTCTGTGGTCGCTTACTGAAGCCTATGTGCCTTCGGCACAGGCTTATCCTAGAGGAGATTGAATCCCCGGCCGTAAAGATGGACAAGAGAATGTCCCCTATGGATCTGGTGCTGGCTTGCCGCATCCTATCTACATACAGTTTGGCAGAAATGATGGCCTTAAAGCCAGACTCTACGGACAAGAAGGGTTTCAAGTCCATTTTTCTTTCCGACGATAACTACGCCAATGAGATGCTGAAGTTTGCAGAGTATCT